CAACAAGGGAACCCAATTGGATAGCCTTTATGGCCCTTCTAATTTCCTCATTCCTGGGAGGATAGTCTTGGTATTCTCTTACTTTAGCCATTATTCACCGAGTGCATTTAAGACCCTCATTTGGTCCCTAGTTAATTTTTCCTCATAAACCCTTTTACCATCAATATTAACATTGAGTGTGGCATTGGTTAGTGCTCTTCTTGTTTCAGGTGATCCTTCCCCTGTTTTAATATAATGGTCAATGCTTTTCTGGTTTGTTATCCTTTCAATGGCTTTAACCACATCAAAAAATTCAGGATCATAACCGGGTCTACGAATTACCTTTGTATCCCTTAATACCTTGGTATTATCATTAACCGCTTCTGTATTTTTATTAAGGAATTTATTAACAAGGGTTAATATGGAGGGCAGGACTATTAGGGCTAATCCCCACGGGCCCATCATAAACCCCAATAATTTACCCAATATCCCACGCCCTGCCATTCCACCTAGTGCTCCAAATAAACCGGCTTTAACTCCCTGGTTAGCACCTAATCCGGCAGCAAGGTTCCTACTGCTTGTTGTATTTGCAATATTAGCCATCCTACCTAAATCGGGTTTAGCCGTTTTAAGGTTTGCAATATACCGGTTTTGAGATATTAACTGACCACCCTTATAATTTTTACCGCCAAATGCCATTGATCTACCGCCAGCAACATAAAGGGCCCCCGAAGCATTCCTTCTCAAATTACCTTGAGTGGACATCATTACTCCGGCATTGCGCATTGTCTTGGCAGCAATCATGTCCTGTAAAAACATAACAGAAACCAAATCCTTTTTAATACCAAGGATTTTGGCCCGCATGACATCGTATACTATGTTCATGGATTTCGTCATATTGTCATGAGAAACCCTATTCGAAACAAAGATCATGGTAAAACCAGCCAGTGCCGATTTAACTGCCCATAATGCGGTTTTAAACATTAATAATGCAGCAGCCCCGCTAAACACCCATTTAGCAATACCTTTAAATATCCCTCCTCCTTCTGATATGAAACTAAGTAACCTTGTTACATACCTTAATCCAATAGTTAGGAACCCAAATAGTGGTGATACTGCTTCTCCAAATTTAATTTTAAAGGTATCCCAAGCCGAAATAAGCATTTGAATACGGCCCTCATGAGTTTCCATCATTTTATTAAGGTTACCAACTGCTATACCTTGAGAATTACTAACCTTATCAATGTTACGCTGTAATGATGCCGGGTCAATTGCAAGGGGCATAGCACCACGTTTACCTCTAATACCAAATAAACCTTCAAAGGCAGCATGTTTATCAATCTGAGGCATTTCATTTAACCTCTTGTTAAACATTTCAAAGATATGAACCATATCTTTAAAATCCCCTTTAGCGGTTTTAAAATCATCTGGAGTAAAGCCTAACATTTCAAGGGCTTTGCCCTGCCGACTAGTACCCATTACACTAACCCCTTTGGTCATATACCTAAGCATGTTACCAAGAGCGGTACCTGACATCGTTGCATCGATACCGAAATTGGCCATTTGCATAAGCATACCGAGGGCAGTTTCCAATGGTATACCCAAAGCATAAAAGTCGGCAGCAGCCATCTTAAGACCGGAACCCAATGAAGCAACCGAGGCTCGTGAACCAAGAGCAGCAGCAGTTAATCGGTCCATGGTATGCATCGCATTCTCAGAAGGTATTTGAAACTGAGACATGGTTGCAATCATTACTTGAGTAATAGTATCTAGCCCCTCCATTGAAGCACCAGCACCAGCAACTACCGCTTTAATATTATTCATGATACTGGCTACATCCATACCAGATTTAGCCATTTGCCTCATCTGCTCTGCGATATCCTTTGAACGAAACATTGTAGTTTCACCCAATCGCAGAGACTCTCTTTGCATTGCATTAAATTCCTCGGTGGTTGCTCGAGTAACAATGGCAGTACCTTTCATCGTATACTCAAATTGAGCAAACGACCTGTACATCTGGTACATACCTCTTACAACAAAACCTCCGGCTAGAGCCATTGCACCAAAAGTGTTTCGGGCTACCCGGAGGTTCTCAACCATTGTTCGGCGGAACTCATTCTCCATTTGCTTAAGCGACTTTTGCGCTTCAGCAGCAGGACCAGAGAAATTGTTTACAGCATAAATATTAAGGCCAATGCTTACTAAAGCACCACCACCTCTACCAGCTGCACCGCTTAAACCAAGTATCATTTTTCAAAGAGCTTTTTGTCGGCTTTTACCTTTTCGTCGCAAAGGTCGAAGAATCTTTTTCTTCTTGATATCGGGAAATCTTTAAACTCCGAAAAGCCAAAAGAGAGTTTAAACTGGGAAACATAAAAGTAATCCGCTTCTATATTTCCCGTGGAAAGAAAAAATCCGGAATGGCCAACAGAGAAAGATTAAGTGGTTGACCGGTTTTGGGATTTTCAATTTCAGTGATCCCATCAAATTGCTCATCATATGTATTGACATCCTTACGGATCTCAGACATTATCCTTGGATTGAAACCTGAAAAGTTTACTACCAATTGCCAAGATGAGCCTTCAAATACTTCCAATCTTCTGGCTTTTAAAGCAGCATTAACGGTTCTCTGTTCAACTGGCAACCCAAGGATATAGTTTTCACTTTCCCCATCCATTGCCTTATACCGAACTTTTCTACCGTCTTGAAGTGTTATTTCTCTTCTTCCATCTTCATCAAATCCGAAGTATGGAGTCATTCTTTTTTCGAAATAATCTGGTTGACCAGGCTCTGGAAACTCTTCTTGGTAATTCCAAAGATACAAAGAGAGATCCTCTTCATAGGGAACTTTTAAACCAGAACCATCTTTCCAATCCCATTCAAATAAAACCACAGGCCCAAGAGAGAAAATCCTTGAGGCAAGCAAAATAAAATATTTATCCTTAAGCTTTACCTTTAGAATTTCCTTCTCAGACATTTTCTCTCTTGTCTTGGCGAATGGAAATGTATTTTTGATAATAAGGCCAGCGATAAAGCGGTTGATAACGGTGGCATCTTGTGCCTCGTTTCCGAATGATGATATTACATCATCATCATTTCCGTTTTGCTCCCTTATAGTTACTATATTACCGGATGGTAATAGCAACTGTGCACACCTTAAATAGATTGGGTGTTTTTCTTCTTTAAGGATAAAGTTGAGCTTAGTGTCCATGTTGTTTTCTTCCATGATTCTCTTTTTTAGTAAAAACGGGGAACATATATAGATATATATAGTCCCCCGCTAGAAAACCCAGAAGCTTAATCAACCCTAAAATTTCTCCACTATGTCAACGGAGAGTTCAATGGATTCAATAGTATTCCCGGATTCGGTCCGACTATTTTGTTGACCATTAATTTTAGTGGGCCAGCAACCGGTCCATCTCCAGGTATTAATGGGAGTATCTCCACCTTCCGCAAACTCCACTACAATAATGGTACGTTTGTATTCATCGGGAATGAGACCACCACCGGCAATTTGATCCTGACACATCATGCGCCAATTCCACATAAAATTATCGGGCCCAGAAGCACGCATGATTTTATTTAGGGTTCCATTACCTACTGCTACCCGTCCAGCAGTTTTTACATCAAAGTTAGTATCACCGTGAGTGTCTTGCTCAACATCTACATCGGGATGAGTAACCTCTTGTACAAGGAAGGGGTCGAGTGAAGGTGCAACTATTTCGATTGAAAAACGAAACAGTTTTCTGGGGTTTTTTACTTTAACAGCCATAGCTTATGAGTTTTGAATTATTCAAGATTAACACCAGCCCTTGTCAGTTCAATGATAAGCTCAAATTCCTGCAACGGATTAATTCTCTTTATTGGAAGCCTTACCTTATACTTACCCATTTGAACATCCACAGGATCGTTAATCTTAAGGCTTTCAATTGAAGTGGCATTTTGATCACCAAGCCAAGCATATTCGAAAATAGCTCGTCCTGAAACCAAACCATCCAAATAAGGTTTAACTGTTTCGTGAATTGTACGGAACAATGGAAGGTCAAGGGGCTTCTCAATAAAGGTCTCTAGTGTTGGCACCAGAGTCCTACCCATATAAAGAATAAGGTTATGGGTACTGATAAACTTAGTGTGAGTATTTTCTCTCTGAGCAGTAAAGTTACCCCAGAACATGTTAATACCATTACGGTTAATGGCCATGTTAATGTGATTACGGTTTAACTGATCAAGTTCATCAAACCTGGCTTTGGTACCATAGTTTACTACCGGTCCAAATACTCCCGATACTTCATTAGAAGGTCCGCTGAAAGAGAACCAGGGTGCTTCGTTTGCAAAGGTATTTACTGCATTGGCAATAAACATTGAAACTTCCGAAATGTTGCGTGAAGCTCCAACTCTTGGGTCAAATACCCTCCAGCCGCCAGAAGTATAGGAGATGTAGCGAGAATAGGGGAGTGTTAACCTCTCTGAAATGATATTGTTTGAATCATCATCAACATCAATACTGGCATAATACCTAAGATCCTGTCGTTTAGCAGCATATGCTTCTCCAGCTGTATGAACTAATGTTGAACCTTCTGCCGGTACTACCAGGAAGAAGCTTTCATCGTAATCATCAAAAGCAGAAAAATCAGAAAGTTCTGCATCCTCTACCAAATCACCATCATCTCCAGCTGCCAAAACAAAATCCTCGGCTTCTGGGGTTCTATTGGTAACCCCTGTAAGATCCGCCATTGAATCCAATTCGATCCATTTGGAGGTTGCAAGGGCTTGGTTCAAGGATAGTTCAGTGGTTTCCAGGTTCTCATAAGATTCCACTAAATCCTCACCGAAATAAACCTCCATATTGAAATCTCCCAATTCGGAATCAGATGGAGCGGTAAAACTCAATGTAATGGAATTATAATCATCACCAGGATATTTACTGTTAATAGTAAATAGTGGTTCTGGTTCAGTTTCACCATTTGTTATGACCTTGGTTGCTACCAAAGCATTTTTCTTAATGGAGTTTACTCGAAGTACGCAACCCCTTTCGAGCATTAGTTTGCAATGAAGAGGGAAATCTGATTCCGCAATCAGGCCTCCGAACAATTGTTCAAACTGGGGCCAGCTATATATTAGCTTGCTTGGATCCAGTACTGGGCCTCTCTTCGTAATACCCTGTGCAAATACAACACCCAATACAATATCGGGTACTGAAAGGGTATTATCAACTACTTTGTAGGTAGCTTTTGGAGCCGGTGTAGACATAGCTTTCGTTTTAGGTTTATAATTTGGTTCTACTAATCTTGTGAATTAACTCTTTGTTAATCCTATGGAGCCGTAACAATTACCTCTTCTTCAATAAAATTACCCCATTGGTCAATAATTGTTACCGTGTAAGTTCCGGCCTCTGTAACCACAAATATGTTATATGTTTGAACCAGGCCATCATCTAATTTATAAGATAATGTTCCAACGCCCCCAATAGCATTAACCGTTATGGTAGCTTCGGTTTCTTCTACATTCCATTCAAATGAAGTAGTGGCTTCAATATTTGGAGCCGTAACAATTACCTCTTCTTCAATAAAATTACCCCATTGGTCAATAATTGTAATGGCATATGTATCGACAGCTTCCACTATAAAAGTGTTACCATATTGAACTGGGCCATCATCTAATTTATAAGTTAATGTTCCAACGCCACCGGTAGCATTAACCGTTATGGTAGCCCCGATTTGTTCTACATTCAATTCAAATGATGAAGTGGCTTCAATATTGGGAGCTGTAACAATTACCTCTTTTTCAATAAAATTACCAACCTGGTCATAAATGGTTACTGTGTAAGTTCCAGCCTCTGTAACCACCAATATGTTAGATGTTTGAACTGGGCCATCATCTAATTTATAAGAGTGATTACCAACACCCCCTGCTGAAGTTATTTCAATATAAGCGAGTGGTTCCACGGGGTCAAAAGTAACTGCCGAACTAGCAGTAATTAGAGGAGCCAATTCCTTTATGTATCCCATAAATTCCTCTATGAATCCCATAAATATTGGTGAAAGTTGTTGGAGTTCCCTGATGGGGTCAATAAAAGGAGAGTTCCGGTTATGGATATCGGCCCTTCTCTCAATTAATTTGTCGATTGGAAATCTAATTAAGTCCATGATTTAAGATTTTAAGGTTGTTCTTCTTGAAATTCCCCTGCAGTAAATACTTCACCTTCAATATGGAGGTCAACTTGCTTCAATTGAGCAACGTCTAGTGTAACTTCTTTTAAAGGTGGGATGTTATCTTTAACTATTATGTTGTTGACTTCAAATAGGTCTGGGCAAACATAACGATATATAGTTTCCAACATATCCGGAGAAGTATATTGCCTAACCGGAACATAGGAAAGGTGATTAACGAAAATATTAAAATCTTCATCTGGCCACCCTTTTATATAACCCATTCTGGGCATTGATAATGATATTATTGCAACCAATACCCTGTGTTGGATTATATTATTGGAAACGATATGAATGTTTATATAAAGGTCAGAAGTTGTTGGAGGAGCAATATATGAATAATATCTTCCAGCATTTAGTTCATATTGTTGGCTTTGATCACCCCCAACTGAACCTGGTAAATAACCTTGAGTGGCTATTACTATTCTCGGTAACTGTTTTGCAACGCGGTCAGCAGGAGCAGCGGAATTAAATACCTCTATAGCAAAACCCATTTTATCGGGTATTTTTGCTAAATCCTTTAGATAATTATCATAGCCAACCTGAGTTTCCGGATAATTAAAGATATCTGGGGTGTATCCCTTAGCCACACATTGCTTTCGAATGGAATGAAAGATTGACCTTTCAACCACTTCCTGAATTGAGGTTAAGGAGGTTTCTAGTGACATGATTAGAATCTTGAACGTGACATTGGCATTTTTAAACCCACACTTGGGAACATTGCCCTAATATGTGTAATCACTGTTTTTTTCAACCCAGCATTTCCACCCAATTGTAAATAACTGGGATACCAAAGAGGCCTGGGCATTATATTACGATGCAAAGCTCCATGTTCCATAACCCCAGCATACTCTGCAACTGAAAGAGTATTCCCATCCCTGAGCATTCCCATTTTATCATTGTAAACATTTGGAGTTATTCCAGCAACCCAATTGTTTCCAATTTTTTGAGCCTTGATATTATTTTGAAGATAAAAGAAAAACCGAAGCATGTCATCAACATCTGCATCGGCCATCCTTGTTTTAAAATCTCGATATGCTTCTGATACTATGGGTTCCCAACCCAAAGAGGCTCCATTATTTTGAAGATTAGATTTTACCTGCTTTGCATAGCGATGAGTAAAATCCCTTAAAGCCAGGTTAATTCCCTGTTGAACTTTTTGAGGGAATCGAGATAACATAAAGTTAGCCCTTTTCCAATCTCCAACTAATTCGTAGTTAACTTTTAAATCGGGAGCTAATCCAGTTTTTATACCAGTGCCTCTAAGGCCGTCCGTGAACTGTCTTGCCCGTGACATAAGACCTCCTTTGCAGAATCATATAAAAAAGTACAGCCTCATCTCCGGCCTGAGAAACATCGGTATCACCTGAATCGGTGTACTCTATACCATCAACGATGAAATAATCATTTTGAGTATTAAATGCAAAATAACCATTTTCATTTATATAACCAAGGCCCTCTAAATAAGCCTTGTTTATAAGTAGATACATATTTTGTACGTCAACAGCCCCAGTTTCAGTATTTTTATCCATTGGCCAAACTCGAAAATCATTAAAGCCAATTAAAACCTTAAGTTGAATTGGGTTATATTTGCGACTTACTCCTTCACCATGATAATCAACATTCTCTATTAACCTCATCCATGTAACCTCTTTTTGATTAAAGAGAGGATGGGCTAAATTGTTGATTACATCTTTGAATTTGGGCCAAACCTGGTTGAACATTATAACCGGCTTTTATCGAAAATGGATAAATAAAAAGGTGTTGAAGCAACCTTATGAATTTGAGGGGGTACTGGGCTATGTGATAATGGTTTACACATTTGAAGTGCAATCCTTAATCTGTGGGCCATTGTACAAATCTGAGTTGTTAATTGATCAAATGTACCTCCTTGTTTAAATACTTCTGACCATGTTTCTGAACCTTGGAACCATTCGACTTCTGCTGGGCCAGTTTTAACGGATTTAACTTCTCCTGCGGAACCTGTGCTATCAGACCCACTGGTTGAGCTCATTCCAATTAGATATTGGTTTGCACCTGTTACAATTAAATCATAGGCAGCTAATTGAGCAATAAAATAGTTTACTAGCGGCGGCCAAACAGTTTCAACAAATACTTTATCAATTTCAATCTCTGGATTGACTAGAGGTTGTAAAAATAATTGCCATTTTATTATTAAGTCACCAATGGATGGCAAACCCAAGGGATCCATATTTGGTGGTAAGTAAATGATTGATAATTCCGAAATAGTTTTATCGAGTGGTGTAAAAGACACATCTGCTACTCCTACTTGATGAATTGCTATGGATTCAATGGGGTCTCCATCGGGTTCGGGGTTATCGAATACCGCGGTTAGTTTTACTAAAAAGAATCCTTCACTTTCATAAGTGTGTTCGGGATTCTCCTCAATAAGGTTGGTATTACTGTCCCCAAAATCCCAACTCAAAGAAACTGGGCTTCCTGTTGTTTTATTAGTAAAAATAACCTTTAGCCCAGTTTTCTTAAATGTAAAAGCAGCTTCCATTACTACTCCTCATATTCAATTTCGGTGATTTCGATAAATTCGATTATATCATCCTTCTTTTTAATGGATAACCCCTTATCAATGTCCTCTTGCTCCCAACCAGACACTTTTATGTGCTCCTGGAGTTCAGCAATGGTCATGTCTTTAAGAGTTTTCTTTTCCACCTTTTCCTCAACTACAACCTTTTCCTTCATTGTGGGAGCCATAGAAGCAGTGTACTCATTGTATTCTTCTTTTGTTGCAAAGGTTAAACCACCACCTTTTAAGAACCTCTTAACTCGAGGGCTTTTAAGAACGGCATTGGTAACAACCTTAACTTCCTGATTAACTATGCCGAAGCGAGAAGTTGGATCGTAAAAAGAAGAAGCCTTTTCACCAAGTTTAAGATATTTTTCCATAATGTTAACTTTTTAAAGTGTTTAAGTAAAATAGTAGCCCCACGGTAAAACTGTTCTACCAGTGGGGCTAGCTACTTAATTAATTACTCCTCGATTTGAACATTCTGGAGAGCATCTACGTTCATAAATGCTGGGAACCCAGCGTTAGCAAATGCCAAGGACTGGTCAATGATAACTGCAGACTCTCTGAACAGCTTAGCAAACCCGAGGGTCATAGAAGCATAGAAAGCCTGGGTTTGGTTGGAAACAATCCTCTCAGATTCAACCATCAGAGGTTTAACATTCATTTTGATAATGGAAGAGCTTGGGTCAAGGATGATCTCTTGGTTATCTCCAACGTTACCGTGAATGTAGTAATTGGTGTTTGCAGGAACCGGAGTCTTAACTGAGAGTTTCTCACGAGGTGCTCCGTTAACGTAGGTACGGAATTCGTCGAACATAAGAGTACGCAGAGCCATATTTTCTCCACCGATCATAACGGAGGGAGTACGTCCCATCCTGGAAAGACGAATCCAAAGGCGCAGCAGATCCCTGTAAGTTGAACCCGTTGTGGTCGGGTTAGCTGCATTAAAAATAGTATCAACCCCAATTACGGGAGCTGATTCGGAACCATCCAATTGTTCTCCATTCATAAGAGTATCAATGGCCAATACATCAAGTGCATGTCCCATTTTAATACCGAAATCCTGAAGGAAGATGGAAACAACATTCAAGGAGCAATAGCTCAAAACTTCATCCGAAATTTTAATACCACGGCCAACCTTGAAAGCAGAGAATGACTTCTTACCAAAACTCAAATCCCCGAGAGGAATAGTTTCGGCTTCGCCAATCAAACGAGGAGCAGCTTCGCTCATATTGATGTGAGGAAGAATCTGGGTCAGACCTCTTACGTTTTCCTCGCCAGCAATAATATTTGGGTAAATGGGAGCATTCCTATAACCCAACTGCAGAGCATTACGGAAAATTTCGGGGATGAGCCATCTTTCATCCTCACCCATGAGTGAGTAGATAGCATTAACAGTGTCAATTGCCGGATCAATACCGAGGTCCCTGTAAAAGCCTTCAACTGAAATGTTGAATTTCTCTTTTACAACTTCTCCAAAGGAGATATCTTCAGGAGCATCTTTATCCGTGCGGAGTGCTTCAGCCAATTTAACGGTTTCCTTTACGCGGCCCTTAAATTGACTTTTTTCATAGGCTTTTAAATCCATTGTGTATAGGTTTTAAAGTTAAAAAATCAATTAGTAAATAAGGGCAACCTGGAATTCCTCACCGGGATCAGCGGCTTCAAGAGCCCAGCCAATCATCCCAATATCATTGGGAAGGCAATTCATATAGGTATTTACACCGGGGTGCGGAAACCTTGGAGTAGTTGTGTCGTATCCGAGAAATTTAACGGGGCCGGGTACAACAGCACCACCAACATCGCCAGCTTCGTCAACAGCACCACCAACAGCAATTACAGCAGCCTTCATAGCAACTGTTACTTGGAGATCCCCATAAGTAGTTTTCATACTGTGGCGGGGAGTAGAACCAGCGGCAAAAGCAGCCATATCCGTATCGTGGATGGCTACGCCAATACAAAGGTTTGCGTTATCAGCAGCAGCCAGGGGCTGAACAGTGAAGTCTGAGATGGGAGAAAGTTTCACTGGCATGCCAATAAAAACATCATTACCATCATCGTGAGGAACGCTAAACCTTTGATGCAGTTTGTGACTCTCATGTTTGTGAATAACATGATGGGTCGTTTGACCAAATTGTTCAGGCATAATTCAAAGGGTTTTTGTTATTAATAATTAACTTCCATGAATACGTGAAGTATCAAAAGTTTTTACGCGGCGCCTTTCAAAGACTTCAAAGTTGGAACGGATAACTGGTTTGCTGTCATCTTTGCTCCCATCCTCATCTTCTCTTTTGGACGTAGCCCTGGTAATCTCTGTACTGTGGCATTTTGCACAGGATAGTGGAACGAGTTCATTGAACTCATCCTCATACTGCTTAAGCAGCGAGGTTGCAGCTTTAATATCTGCGCCTTGGATAAGGGTTAGAATAGCCTCATCAGCTTTTTCACCCTTCAGCAATTTGTAAAATTTCTCAGCTTCTGTCCTTACATTAGAAAGTTGATCTTCACCGATTTCGATAAAGTTCTTTTTCTCATTGTAAGTGGCAAGATCCTGAGTTAGTTGATCAACGGAAGCTTGGAGATCCCCATTACTCTTTTTGAGAGTCATAATCTCCGAAGCATAATCCGTTTCGTTCTTCATGTTTTCAGCGAACTTGTTGGAAATAAACTCAATGAGTTTATCTCCATCTGGTTCACCTTCCACCTGATGACCAACTTTTCCGGCAAGTTTCAAAAGGAAGTCTTTCATCTTGTCATCTTTTTTGGGATTTTCTGGATTAATGTTATTATTAAACTGACTGATCTCGATTTCAATGTCCCCCTTTGGTAGGTTTTTAAAATCACTCATTGAAAGTTTGTTTCCATGTAGGGAATACATTTTGGCGGAAAATTCTGGATTCCTTATTGTATTCCCATTAAGTAATTTTGCAAAGGGGTCAGCCCCGTGAGGTACAAGGGATAATTCAGTATATAAAAGAATCTCATCAACCACCTTACGAATGAGTTCTCCTTTTTCATCATAGGTACCAAGCTTTTCATAAAAATCATCAATATCGTGTGATTTTGACCAGCGGTAAACAACTGAAACTGAATCAGAATGAATAGCAGGGGGTTCCATAAGGATCCCCCGTGCTATTTTGGGATTAGATTTACCATCAACCTTTAAAACCCCATTTATTCCAGCAGGAACTTTAATACCATTAACGGTATAAGCCTCCTGCCAAAATGTCTCTGTTACCACTCCAATGTGGTTGCCAACCACATCTTCATGTTCTGTGTAAACTGTTTGCCCCTCCAATAATTTCATTGAATTTTTAAGGACACCCTGTTTACGAAAATCAATTGGAGAACCAAATTTACTAACCACTATTTCGGATAATAGTCGAAATACCGGATAGATAAAATCATCCTCTGCGGGTTTCAAATCCTCCGGCTTAACATCCGGATAATACGTGTTTAGGTTTGGGCTAGTTACATTAAAAAGACCGAACCTATCAATATCGGCTTCCTCATTTTTATAGTCCAAAAGGTCCTGAATAGGGACCTTCTCGTGTTTATGTGGCAATATTAAACTATGTGCCGCACTACAAACTAGGACTTCAATATTTTCTCCAAGCATTTCAAAAAGGGTTTAATTTAAGTATGTAGTATCGTTGTTATACAGGTTTGGTGCTTTGATCTTTCCTTTTTGGTTGGGGATCATTTTTCTCTCTTACTTTTCTATCCGACTTATCCTTATCCTTTTCCCGGTCTTCTTTTTTAACTTGATCACCAGCCGGATCTATTGCAGGAGCCCTTGGCTCTTTTTCATCAGGTTCTTCATAACCAGCTTCATCTGCATAAGTGTCCTGAGAAATGATACCTTGATTATATAGTACAGATAAGTTTCTAAGTTGAATTTCTCTTGCCTGTTCAATTTTTAATTTATCCGTAATTGTGGATTCATTAAACTTAACCTCCAGAAAATCAAAGTCATAACCAGCTAACCTTAATTCCAAGCCAAACCCAAACTCCAGATTTTGTTTTACCAAGTTTTGAATATTGGTTAACTGAGAAAGCATCTTGGTAAATACAATGCTAGTATCCCTATCTGAACCTTTTCCATCACTGATACCAAGGAAGGAGGCTGGGTGTTTTAAACCTTTTGCAACCTGTTTTAGTGTTTGATTATAAAGGTCACCAACACCGGCAAGGTTTTTGGTTGTTGAATGGAATTCAAATTCATGGTCATCAATAAAACCTACTGTAACCCCGTCTCTCATTGATTCGCTAAGGTTCTTTTTAGTAGTGGTTAATAGAGTATTTAACCTACTCTCATATTTTTCATCATTCTCATCTTTTCTCTGTTCTGGTTTTTCCAATTTAGCCTCAAAGAATCCCAATAAACCCAATTGATCAAGGATATAAGATATATTTTGGTCCATTATTTTTTGATCTCCAACCCTTTTTAGAGCTGGAATATAAAGGGGTATACCGTATGGTAATTCTGTATCACCCATTAACCCATAGTATTTAAAGGTTAGTGGGTTAAGTTTAATGAGAGAATTTTCAGGTTTATTTGTTATTGTAGATACTTGGTATGGTTCATACCTATTTTTGGATTTGTTATATTTCCAACGAATGGTTTCGGGTTTTACCAAAAATACATTATCAATCCCGGTTAGGTCTTTATTGATAACCCATTCATTTGATAATGCCCCAGCTATAAGGATTTGGTGAACCAGTTTGTTTATTAAACCATGTACTCCAGCAACACCATCTGTCCAAAGCTTTGACCGGTTATGTAAGTGCCTTCTCATCTTATCAATTTGATCAGGCTTTACTCCTTTATCGAATTCAACAGTATGACCAGTATTACATAATTGAATTATGTCAAATACTACTTGTCCAACGTCTTCATTTACTATGGACAGCTTACGGATGAGTGGAATTACTTCAAATGCAAAATCTGGTAAGTCAAAACTCCATTTATCCACCATTGAGTTTATTGGTGAATATTCATCTCGAGAGCTAACTCTACCAGGCACTGGGTTACCATAAGCCTTTTTCTTTACTTCCCAATCATTATCAGGTTTTACCGGTTTGTTGTCTATTTTCTCAATAGCCAAAACCTCTGTTTCTTTTTGAGGGCGATTGCTTTCGATTTCCCTGCCTAGTAACCAATCAATAAATCCCATGTTCCCTTTATTTAGGTGCAACTATTATGGAGTTAACTAATCCTTTACGGATAAAATTAGTGATAGACTTAGCCAGAATGGCATCATCCGTATAAACTTGGTCATATAATTCATCTCCTTGATCCCCTTTTACTTTATCCTTACCCATAGCAATTGGTTTATTCATTTCATTGTAGATAAAGGTATAGGCTTCCTGAACAAAGAATGGGTCTTTAATTACCACTACATCATTCCTTATATCAGATTCCAATTCCATGATCATGGCATGTCTGTTCTTTACTGACGTTACCCAACCCGGAATCTTGGCCTTTTTGGGTTTCTTTTTATTTTTTTCCTTAATGATTTGGATGGAGTAATATAAATTGGGGTAATTCCATTCCTGTAAAAGTTTAATTACTCCAATACCAATATCATTCGCTTCTGGTGCACATAATGCGTTATTATAGTCTCCTGCCGTATCAAATACCAATTTGGCAAATTGTTCAATTGGCAGCTTACCTTTAAAACAAACTACTTCTTCACCATCTCTTTTCATAATTGAGAATGCTGAATAATCTCGGGCTCTACCAGAAGCAATATCTGCACCCAGAAAATATTTAACACCCTTTTTAGGTGCTTCATAAATTCTTAGGTTACCATTAAGACCGAGTTTTATTGGCAGGTATTCTGATAATGAATCCTCGATTGCCTTGATATCTAACAGGTCAAACACCGAGTTACCTGAAGTTAGGAAGTCACCATCAATTTCCTGAGCCGTTCTTCTGGGTCCAAGAATCTGTTTCATGTTATGGTACCAAGTACCGTCCCTTTCGGGGTGCATGTCCCAATATAACCGAATGGGGTTAAATTGGGTCCCACTTGAACAAGCATCTACCCACATTTGGTGGAACCAGTTTCCTATACCATAGGGAGTGCTGTTTACAATCGCT